CCCGCCGTGACCGTGGCAGAGGTCGCGGGTTGAGTATCGCAGCAAAATCCCATCATGTGCACGGGAACTGTCGGCAGGCTGATGAGCCCCGAGTTGATCGAGGTGACGCTGTTGGTCGCGATCGTGAACCCAGAGAAGCCGGCGAAGCTGCCCCACGCGGCGCCCACGGGCGAGAAATTCTGCGCATACACGTTGATGATCGTGGTACCGCCGCCCGAAGCGGTGACCGTCGCTGAGCCGCCGGTCGCGTTCAAGCAGTAGTAAAACGCGAGCGATTGAAAGGTCCCTGAGTTGTACGCGACTTTGAGGCTCGTCGTGGTGGTGGCGCTGAGCCCTCCCGGCCAGGTGACGACGTTCGAGCCGTTGACAAAGGTCGCCTGCACCTGCTGGGTCGCAGAGAGCTGCATCTCGTAGGTGCCGGAGGTGCCGGTCCAGTTGCCGGTGAGCAAAATGCTCGACGCCGAGACCGTGCCGCCGGTGGTATAGCTGCCGCCCGTCGATAAGTTCACCGTCACGGTCCAGGCGGTCGTCACGCCGCCAATCGCGGTCACTTGGCCGATATTGCCATCGAGCCCCGTGATGCCGCCCGCCGCCGTGAAATAGAGGAATTGCCCCACCGCAAAAGGGTTACTCGCCGCGGCACTATTGAAGGTGACTAAGGTCGAGGAGCCCGCCACCGCCGCCGTGATGCTCGCGGCGGTCGGGATCGTGGTCGCGGTGTAGGCGACGAAGGGAGATTGACTCCCGGCGTACACATAGGTGTTGCCGAGGTTATCGGATACGGTGAGGGAGCTCAAAAAGGAGATGCCGAGCTGTACCACCACATCAATCCGATCCCCGGTGTTGACGGTGAGCGCAGAATTGCACGCGAGAGAGTTAGACCCGCCCGTCGTGGTCGTGGCGACCGCAAAACCGTTGTAGGTGACGGCGGCCATCAGGTGCCGCTCAGTTGCACAATGCCGGTCATGCTCGACTGCACCGTGGCGTTGCCGAGCAAGATGAAGCCGCGACCCAACGGGATCGTGATGCTACCGACGAGTGCGGGTGTACCGCCGCCGATCGGTGCTGAGAAACTGTAGCTCACGGGGGCGGCGCCCGTGGAGCCTACGAGTACATTGGTTACCCCGGAGCCATTCGCCGTGACGGAAAGGGTTGTCGTGCCCGCCTTGGTGCAGGTATAGAACCAGCCTAAATAGCCCTGATAGACGCCATAGTAAGGGGAACCCGAGCCCTCCGTATCCTTGCTCGTGGGGAAGGTCGGGAGCGCCGCGCCGACGGCATCGGCGTAATTGCCCCCGGCGAGCGTCCACCCGGAGCCGACCGCAATGACGTTGCGATTCGGCGTGTAGCCCGCCATGAAGGATTGCAGCGCCGTCAAAATGGGCACGTTCACCGGCGGCACGGCCACCAAGTTCGACCAGTTGTTGGTGAACTCCAAGCCCCCGGAGCCACCGCCCGAAGATGTTGAGCCAGAATTGACCCCGCCCGTTGAGTGCGAAATCTTGGCGTAAGGCCCTAGGTTATTCTGGTAGTAGGTCTGATAGGGCGCGACCATTCCGGAGTCTTGCAGCGCCGCGGGTAAATTCGTCACGTTCGCATAGGTGCTCGATGACCACTGCGCGTTCGACTCATAGGCCATCAAGGGGATGCCATACAGCAAACCCGCAATCGCCACGTTCTCCGAACCCGACATATAGGTCTGCGTCGCCGCATTCGCTTGGGTCGCCGCCTCGATCTGCGCCACCGTCGAGGAGCTTGAGAGCCCGGTGGGGTTCATGTACGGCGCGATGGCGAGCCAGGAGACATCGAGCGCGGGGTTTCCGTAGTTCGTCTGCATGTAGGCTAAGCAGGGCGCGAAGAAGGCGACATTGCCCGTCTGCCACGCCAAGATCTGTTGCACCTGCGTGAGCCACCCGGAGCCGTAATTGGTGCGTCCCAAGTTCGCAAGCTGATGGGCGCCAAAGGCCATGTAGGTCGTATTGGTGTAGCCGTAGAGCACCGCCAATTCACGTTCGAGGTAGGTGACCCCGTTCCCCTGCCACGGCTCATTCCCCCGTTCGTTGTAGACGATTCCCGTCCACCCGTAGGTCGTGCGGGCGGAATTGATCATGGTGGCAACCGAGGTCGAGTAGCTCCCTGCGCACCCTGAGGTGCCGTCCTCGAGCATCGGGGTGTTCATGTACAGGCCCACCGGCGGCAAGCCCACGGTCGCGCCGTACTGCGAGGCCGCGATCACGAGCGCCAATTGCACCTCGATCGGATAACCTTCAAGGCCGTACTTGATGCTGGTCGAGGTGGTCGCATTCGTAAGGCCCCGAGTGCTCGACCACGTGAGTGTCCAATTTCCGCTCACATTGGCGACGCTGCAAACGCGCGTCTCGAAGCTGCCGCTTTCATCGAAATTAAAACCCCAGGTCCCAGGTCCCAGAGTCCAGGCGGTGAGCACGCCCGAAGTCGCTCCGGCGGCGAGATTCGCGGTCAGTGTCGCCGTCTTCGCCCCCGTCCAGCCCCAGTTGAACTGCGTGTTTGCGGGCGTGTGGCGATTCGCGGAGGTGCAAAGCTCGGTGTTCGAGAGCGCGTTTGAGGGGATCTCCATGCGAATGTGCGAGAACTGGCTGTGATGCACGGCCGCTTCGGTGGTGATCGAGGAGGGCGAGGCCCAGTTATCCACGACTGTTGCGGGGTAGGCGGGCAGGTAGCAGAACCAGTTCTGGCTCCCGGTATCGCTCACCCCGGAGATGTTGAAGCCAAAAGTTCCGGTCACATTCGAGATCGTGAAAAAATAGCTCGTGCCGGTATGCGTCAATGCGCCCACGGTGCAGCTATCAAGCGCGGTCACGACAGGCGTCAAAGACCCCGTGTAGGTAAAGCCGCACTGAAACACGCCGCCCGAATTGGTGAAAGACGCCGGTATGTTCGCCCCGCCATTGGCGCCATCCCAGAGCGCGTAGCTGAAATTGTTGTTCGGCCAGCCGTTCGCATCGATCGTGGTGGTCGCCGAGCTCGACCCGAAGCGCCCCTCGCGAAACACGTTCTTCCAGGTCTTGAAGTTCTCGTAATCGAGCGAGGCGTTGCCGCCGGCGGCAAAGAGCACGCCGATGGGGTTGACATACGCGCCCGCGGCGGCCGATACCGTCATCGTGAAGGCAAGCGTGAAGGTCGAGCCGATCGCATCCTGCACCTTGATCGTGAAGGTGTACGGGCCGGCCGCAGTCGGCGTGCCGGACAGCACCGGGCCTGTAAGCGTCAACCCGGTCGGCAAGGTGCCTGAGGCGAGCGACCAGGTATAGGGTGGCACGCCACCAATCGCGCCGAAGTCAAACGAATAGGCCACACCCACCTGGCCCGCGGGCAACGGCGAGGTCGAGACGATGGTGAGCGTCTGCAGGGCGTAGGCGGGGATGAGCTGGTAGCGTCTCAACGCATAGACGCTTCTCCCCCCCTAAACGACATCGGGCTCGAGTGACTCTTGATCAACGTACTGGGGCGTAACGGGCTGCATATCGTATATTCTTGAAGCTGCATCGATGATGTCCACCAGTCCGCCAAAGGGGAAATATGACACTTGGAGCCGGAACCGCTCCGTCAGGTCATACCTTACGTTGTTTTCGTCCTTGCGGACTATACTACGGGCGATTCGATACTCATACCCTGCCGCTTTGATGTTTCTCTGCAGCTTCGTGAGCCGCTCATCATCCGTGGGGTACGGCAGGTATAACCGGTGGCCCTTGATGTCCGGCACAAGCCGCTGTACACGGTCGTTCTTTGAGCGCTCCCCGTCCCTCGGCCATTCAAGTTCTTCAATCTCAAAGCTTTCGCCCTCAAGGCGCTGGCGCTCGTGGAAATAGTCTAAGTCCGCGATGGCCCCAAACCGCTCATAGCCCACATGGATACCCATGATGCCGGGGGCTGCTCTCCACGCATACCAGAGATCTCGCATCCAACGCCAACGGTCCATCAGGTCCATCTTGTGGTCAACGCCATCGAGCAAGTATTTGTTACCGGCCGCGTCGACCCCTAGCACCACCATGGCAGTATTGGCCGAGTCGCGCTTGACACTGCGAGCGGGGTCTACCATTAGGTAGGCCATCAGGGTTAGGGGTCGGACCTCGTAGACTTGGAGGTCGTTGACATCGAACATCCGTTGATGGCCGGCGAGGGGATTGGCCAGCAACTGGCAAGCCACGGTGGCTTCACCTTGATCCCTGATTCGACGATTCCACTCATCCTGAGTAAAAAGAACAGGTCGCCCGTCCATGCTTCCATCATGGGTAGCGGGGTAGATGCGAGCTGTTGCAGCGCCGCGCTTAATAATCTCCGAGTAAGTATCGGCATAATGATAGCGGGTGCCAATGATCCATTTCCGACCGCCCATAGTGCCCAGATTGTCTGAGAGTTCCCACGCCTCCGTGGTCTTTTGGATTTGCTCGGGGGTGTTGACTGATTCACGGGTAACGACGTCGTCATAGATCATCAACTGAAAGTGCTTGGACGTCGGTTGACCATCGACCAGCCCGTGCGCCTCGACGGTGCTCTCCTTGGGGTTGCCCTCGCGACGACAGATAAGGCCCGCATCCAGGCTCCATGAGCGGCTTTCCTTGGCGGGATTGGCGTAGAGCACGTCGGGGAAGCAGGCTTTGAGGTTGTCATTGGCCTCTAACTCACGCTGGATTTGAGCGAGGAAGCCCTTGGCGATGGGCTTGGTGTGACTGAAAATGCCGATCGTGATCTCGGGGTTGCGCAAGATCTCCTGAATGGCGCCGCCAAAGGTGATGAGCGAGCTCTTGCCGTGCTCTCTCGCCCAGATATCGCAGTAGCCGTCCGGCTCACTCTCGACCTCGCGGCATCTCGCATAAGTCCATGGGTGCCACAAGTCATAGCGCTTGCAAACCTTGATCAAGAGGTAATAGCGATCGACTAGGCATAGCCAGCGAATGGCCTGCGGGTTCTTGCCCCCATCGTCGATGTCATCCCAGACCGCGAGAAGCTCATTGAACGGTAACTGGCGCACGCACAGCGAGAGC